CTTATTTGCAGGCGCCAAAATTGCTATCATAGCAATGGGTACTTCACTAGAGGTTGGTAAATTAGTAGCTGCTAGTTGGTTGTATCATAATTGGAGAAATCCCTTATTACCTAAAACAATAAAAGCATACCTAACAACTGCTGTTATTGTTTTAGTTTTTATAACAAGTATTGGTATATTTGGATTTTTATCTAAAGCACACCTAGACCAAGTCAGGCCTGCTGGTGATAATGCAGTTAAGATAGAATTAATAGATAAACAGATTGACCAACAAAATGTTGTTATAGTAAGAGCAGAAAAGACCTTAAACTTATTAGACAAAGGTTTAGAAGTTTATATTGACAAAGAATATATAACCAGAGGATTAAAAGAACGTAAGAAACAAAAAGAAGAACGAGATTTTTTAAATAATGAAATACGCCTTGCTATGGATGAAATTCAAGTATTGATAGCAGAAAAAAGTGGCCTTGAAATAGAACAATTGAGAATAGAGGCAGATGTAGGACCACTTAAATATGTTGCTGAACTAATATACGGTGAAGAAGAAGCTAGAGACCATTTTGATGAGGCAGTAAGATTAATTATAATCTTTCTTATATTTGTATTTGACCCATTAGCGGTGCTGTTATTAATAGCAGCTAACATATCATTGAGGAGTAGAAAACTTGATAAAGAAAAAGAAAAAATCAAAATTGAAAAAGACTTCCAGAAGGAAGCTATTAACGCAAAAGCTAGAGCGAAAAGAGTCCGAGATAGAGAAAAAATTTATAAAGACTTTTTTAAAAAACTAGGTAAAAGAGACCTTAAAAATAGAGATTATGAAGACTTTTTTAGAAATATGGGGTCAGAGGAATTGAAGAGAATAGGTTTGGATCCAGATGAAATTCGTTTAAAACTTGACCAAATAATGGAATGGAACGAGTTACCAACAGATAAACACATACCAAGGAATAAGCGTTATGTGGAGGTTGCCAAAAAGTAAATAATGAGATATAATAGATAAACTATGTTAACAAAAGAAGATATAACAAGAATTAAACTACAAGGCGAAACGCAATTATGCAGAATCCAAGCAGCTGAAGAAGCCTGTAAGAGGTCAACGACTACTTGGTCTAAAAATTTCTGGTATAATACTTTCAAAAAACTTTGTAGGAAGTATAACAAAATGGACTACTTTAAGAAGTCTATAAATTAATGAACAACAAATCTATACTATATTGGATAATATTTAAAATTAGTTATCATATATCTTTTTGGTATTATATTATTAAGGGGTTATTTAAAAGATGAGTGATGGTGATAAAAAATTACAAGATTTTTATAATGAAGCGTTTGCTTTAGCTTGTACACAAGAACCTAGTTTAGTTGCAGGTGTTTTTATGGCACAGGCATTGAGATTATATAAATCATTTTTAAATGAAGATGAATATAATGGAATGGTTGATACTATTTCTGATAACAGAGAGAAGATAAAACCATTTGAAGAAATGAAGAAACAACGATTACATTAAGGAGAAAATAATATGCGAGATATGATATTAGAAACATTGAAGAAACACGCCGAAGCAGGTATTGAAAAACATAAAACAAATGTTGAAGTTTTAGTTTCAAATCCAGTAGGTGTTGCTGACCATCCAGACCATCTTGAAACAGTTGGTAAAGAATTAGACGCAATGGAAAAATATGAGTCACGATTAGAAATACTTAACAAATATTTCACAAAAAAAGACCCATTCAAACAATAATGCCAACATACGATTTTGAAGATACAAAAACTGGTAAGACATTTACAGAATTTATGAGTATGTCTGAAAAGGACAAATATTTAAAGAAGAATAAACACATTAAACAATGCCTTAATAAGATAAATATAGTAGGTGGTGTTGGCGGTATGAAAAACGACCAAGGATGGAAAGAGAACATGTCCAGAATTGCAGAAGCACATCCAACATCTCCATTTGCATCCAGATTTGGTAAGAAGAGTACGAAACATATAAAAACTCAACAAGTCTTGCAAAAACATAGAACTATAAGAAAAGGGATAAAGTAATGGCAAAAGATATACCAGATTTTATGCGTGAGTTTGATACCACAGATGATTGGGGATTAACACCTGTAAAATCGGTGCCTAAAGATGACAAGCAACCATCTATAGACCCAAGCATATTAGAGAATTCCAATCTTGAACTTGCAAAAGTTAAGACAGATGTTGGTGATATTAAAAGTATGATGAATGAAATCATGCAAATAGTAGCAGAAAAAGACCAAGTTACCAAAACACTATCAGGTGAACAGGAAACAGCTAGGTTTAAAGATATAGAAAAACTTATATTACCGTTTCTATATAATTTAATGAAGAGTGACGAACCTTATATACATTGGCCAAATAGGTCGCCTATCATAAAAGCACAAGTAGAAAAGTTAATGAAATTAACGAGAGGAAACTAAATAATGAACATTGACAAATTAAGAGAACAATTAAAAATTGACGAAGGTGTTAAATACGAAGTTTACAAAGACCACCTTGGTTATCCTACTTTTGGCATAGGCCATTTAGTAGTTGAAGGTGACGAAGAACATGGCCAACCAGTTGGTACGCCTGTATCAGAGGATAGAGTTAATTCAATATTTGAATCAGATGTAGAAACATATGTATCTGAAGCAAAGAAGGTATTTCCTAACTTAGATGAATTACCAGAAGAAGCACAACAAGTTATTGTGAACATGTGCTTTAATATGGGAGCACCTAGGTTATCTCAATTTAAAAAGTTTATTGCTGGCGTAAATGCTAGTGATTGGGATACCGCTGCTGTAGAAATGATGGATAGCCGTTGGGCAAACCAAGTTGGTGTTAGAGCAGAAAGATTGAGAGATAGAATTAAAAATCTCAACTGAGAGGCAGAACCGTTTAAGTCGGAAAGAGATAAGATGAATGATTTATATATGTTGAATAGAGTAATATAGGCTTGCCAAAACGACTAAAAAGGGTTATAATAGACACTACAATATGAATAGGATAATATAATGGCGAATTTTATAAAGTTACAAGAGTTTGATAGACCGAAAGGTAAGAGAGTAGATGGTATGCGTTTCTATGAAGTTGATGGTAAGGCGTTTCCGTCTATCACAACTGTATTAGGAGCATTACCAAAACCAGGTTTAGATAGATGGCGTGAAGCAGTTGGTGAAGAAGCTGCCAAATGGGAAATGAATAGGGCTGCTCGTAGAGGTAAGACTACACATATGTTAGTAGAACAATACCTTAAAGGCGAAACACCATCAACTAGAGATGTTTTACCACTAGGACTATTTGCTTTACTAAAACCTTATCTAGCACAAATAGATAACATACATTGTTTAGAAACAGTTTTATGGAGTAAGAAATTGACCATTGCTGGTCAAGTTGATTGTATTGCAGAATACAATGGTAAACTTTCCGTGATTGACTTTAAAACAGCAAACAAGGAAAGAAATGATGAATGGAATTTAAACTACTACATGCAGACAGCTGCTTATGCAATGATGTATGAAGAGTTATACGGAACACCGATTGAACAGATTATTATAATTATGGCATCCGAAGATGGTGCAGGTCGGGTATTCGTAAAAAATAAAGCAGAGTATCTACCAAAATTAGAAGAAGCGATACAACACTTTTATAAATACTACGAAGAGAAGACAAAAGACAAACTAAAGTCATAATGGTCTCTTAAAGAGAAAGGTAGACGATTATGAGAGTAATCATTTGGATAGTTATAATTATAGGTACACTATTTTTATCTAGCCTTGTGAAAGGTGTAGAACCAGATAGCAAAGAAGTTCCACCTATATTAGACCCATTTAATAATCCTACAATACCAAAAGAAGGTGAAGTATATACAGATGATAAACTTCATTGGATGCACATGCCAGTTATTTGTGGCAAGGCAGAAACCGTAAAGAGATATATTGACGAACATGATTTTGTATTGGTTTATGTGGGTGTAGGTAAACGAGGTGGCAGTAATGAAGGTCAACCAGTTTATCTAGTGAGTGAATTTGTAACAGCAGATATGAAACAATCTTTATCTGTAATTACTACATTGAATTTTACAGAATCTTGTATAATGTTTAGA